CTAGGCGGAAGCCCTAGTTTCCAGCCCCAAAGAGGGCGCGAGGGCCGGACCAGCCTTGATCCCACCGTACGGACCGCCCAACCCGAACGTGCGCGCGCGACCTTCGGGTCGGAAGCGCAGGTACAGATCAACCTTCGTCAAGTAGCGCAGCGCGTCTTCCAGGCACACCCACTTCTCGTCGTCCCCGCGATTAACCATGCCAATGCCGCAACGATCATAGGCGTCCTTCTTCTTGTTGCAGTTGAAGAACATGCCTTTGGAGGCGGTTACCTTCTCCTGCCAATAGCGGCCCAGCAAGTCCCCGAGGACGATGTCGCGAGACACACGCTGCCCGTCGAAGAAGATAGCCATGTGGAAGTGGTGGCCTTTCTCCAAGCCGTATTCCATCTTCCACATGTAACCTGCGAGGTGTTCGGCATACGCCCCCTTGCGGAGATGGTCTAGAAAGCGATCACGATGGGTCTGCGCGTCCTTCAAGGTCATTGCCTGCCCCCTGAAGCCACTCCCTGGACAGAAGTTCGAGAAGTATTCCAGGTCCAGGCGAACCACCAGCAGCTTGGAGTAGCGTGCCCGCAGCGCCTTGAGCAGTCGTTTGCAAGACTTAGCGTTCTCGCGCTCCGCCCGCTTCAGGTTGCCCAGACGGCGGCCTAAGGCCTCCCCCTTTGCGAAGGCCCGGATCTTCGCTACCGCAGCATTGAGGCGCGGGACGTCCTCCGGCCAAGCCTTGCCTCCCAGAAACATGAACGGACCGAGGAAACGCTTGAACAGGGTAAAGAGCGGGCTATGGCGGTGAGCGGGGAAGTGCTCATCAATTTCCCGGAGACCGGACTTGAGGCAGAGCAGGATGGAATCGCCCAGCTCGGTCTTTTCAACCCACTCGCGGCCGTGCTTCGTCATGACTCCGAACGGCGCCTTACGGCTTGCCATTAGCTTACCCATCATCTCGACAATACGCTTGACCTCTAAGACTGCGTTCAACTGGTGGGTGATGAAGAGGGTGCCGTCTTCACCCCAAACGTAAGCGCGTTCGCGCATGAAACTGCTGTTGTTCTTCAATGGTGTTTTCATTGTCGTTGCCATCCCCATCCCTCCTACTGGAGGTCAGGAGTAACAGTGTTTATTCCTACTGAGCCAATGTAAGAAGATGCCCAGCACACGTGCCGTTTCCAGCCCATGCAGGGGGCTAAGATCGGCGTCGATCTAGGAAATTTAGGGCTAGCGGCGCCCCACCTCCCTGGCCTGAATCAGGCCCACAACGAAGTCATCAACTTCATGTTCAAGGAACAGGACTGACGCTCCCAAGCGAAGCGGCTTCGGGAAGGACGGCAGGTAGCTCGGCGAGCGCTTGTTGAGGTAGCCGTACAGCGTGGATCGTGCGATGCCCAAGCGAGCCTGGACTTCTGCCCGACGGAGCATTCGGAGTGGTTTTGGTGAGTTGTTCTGCATGACGCCTGGCCGTCTGTGGTGTGTGGACGAGCCTACGAACCAAGCGCTGGCAGAACCATCCATTTAGCCCCCTGTAGAAAAATACAGTGCGTAAGCCATTGATTTATTTGACCCAAAATTCAGCCGGGATCTAACTTTTCAGAGGGGAGGAACTAGTTAAAAAGTGGCCGGGGCCAAAAAATGCGCCCCGGCTGATCGTCAGGTCGAGCGACTGCTTGCCAGAACGCCTGCCATGAAGACGACCGCGAAGGCGGCCAGGTACTCGAGGGGGGAATTGGATCGTTCGATGAACACGATAGGCTCCTAGTCAGTAGGGAGCCGGCATTGCGCCGGCATAGAGGAGAGGCTGATGCCCCTCCCTATCGTGTTATGGGTTTGAAATTCGTTTGCTTGGCCGATCAGCCAGGAAGTGGCCCGAGCTTGTTGGATCGCCACGGGACGGCTTTGACAGCCGGCGCCGGCTCGTCGATGCCCACTGCGGCCCGCAGGACCACCGGCCACCCGTACCCATCGATGTAGTGGCGGATGCCGTTCTGGCGAAGGAACTGGAGCTGTCGCGCCTTTAGAGGTGTACGCGTCAGCGCCTTGATCTCGTCCTTGGTCAGGCAGAGCTTTTCAGACATTTCAAACCTACTTGTTAGAACGCCACACGGGCCTAGGCGCGTCAGGCCTCTCTGGCGCTCCCACGGCCTTACGCAGCACGATCACCCGGTTGTACTCGTTGATGTAATGAGGGATCCGATTCTGCGTGAAGAAGGCCAACTGCCGCACCCTGATAGGAGTTCGAGTGATCTCTTCGACTTCATCGCGCGAAAGCACTTGCCCATTCATCGGACATCTCAGAGTGGCCTGTGCCGATCATGCCGCAGGGCGCTACTCTCGGGTACAGACAGAGGAGACGCCATGGACGAGTTGCCAGCCGAACTGCTGCTTGAGCAGGAGATCGCCCTGCTGAGGCAGCAGCTGACCGCCCTGCGGATCGACCTTTCTGGCAAGGACTGGCTAACCGTGGACGAGGCCGCGCACTACTGCGGCGTGTCAGTCAGCCAGTTCAATTCGAAGGCCGGAGAGTGCGGCCTTTCTCCTAGACAGTTCATGGGGAAGAAGCTCTACGAGAAGAGCGAGCTGTACAGGGCAATCCACGACTCGGGCAGCTGGAAGTCGCGGAGCGCGGTCACTTCCGCTCCTTCGGCTGGGACCACCTCGCCCCAGGTCGCGGAGGCATTGGCCCGACTGCGGCGCCATGAACAGCGCCAGGGGAAGCGCTAGTGGCCCTGTCTGGAAGGCTGATGACGATTGCCGAGGCGGCAGAATGCAGCGCCTGCTCGCCCAAGACGATTCGAAGAGCCATAGACGCAGGCCAACTTGTGGCTGTCCGGCTAGGAGCTAGTGCCAGGTCGGATCGCATTCACCCGGCCGATCTTGAGGATTGGTGGGAGCGCTCGCGGCGGGCATCGGCAGTAGGGCAAGCAGCACCAAGAACATCCCAATCAGTCCCCCGCCCTGGCTCGGCCGATGAAAGGCTTGCGGCCCTCTTGGCACCGACGAACCGGAGAACTAAGGGTCGCCGGCGGACCGACGCGCGGCAGGCTTAGCGGCGGCGGCCGATGCACTGCTCCGCTTGCCTTTCCGGCCCTTCGGAATGCCCCTGTTCTCGTCCCTCCATTTGAGAACCTCTCCTGCAACCCAAGTCGCTGGCCGCATTGATACACGCAAAGGGAAATCCGGCCTGCAGGCGACGGTCTCTAGGACCGTGCGTGGCGCCAAGCCTAAAAGGATCCCGACGTCATGTGCACCGATTGCCCTCAGTTCCCACGGTACGGTGCAATCTTCACTAGACATGGCGCTTCCTCCAATCGATCTGCTACGGCCCGCGACAGTAACTCTGTGCCTTGCTTGCGCTGACTTGGTATCGAATGGACGACTGCATAGCGTCATCAGCCTCGACTGCGCAGGTCTGCCTGGGATCCATCCGCGAAGCACACTTGGCCAAGGTCTCTGCCGACCTGGCCATCTCATCAGCGGCTAGCAAGAACTCGTTGCAGAGACTTCCGACCGCCGACGCCAGATAGTTAGAGCGGCCACTACCGTAGCGTTCCGCATCGTCCACACTCTCCGGGCTTGCGATGGCCGGCGCGTTGAACCTGGGCCAGCCGCCGCTGGAGTCTGCCAAGCGATATGTAGTCGGTTCCGTCGGAGCCGAAGGGCTCCTATAGACCGGTTGGGAATAGGTCGACGCCTGGGCACTGGGCACGTATCCGGATCCGTATCCTCCCCTCGGCGGAGGTAGCGCGTACGGATCCTTCTTGCCAGCTTGGCCCGTATAGGGGTTGTAGTTCCCCCGCGTTGAGTAGTTGTCCTGCGTCGACCGATTCGGAGCGCTTCTGTAGTGCGGGGCGACATAGGTCCCGTCCTTCTTGACGTAACCGCTGACCCGAACGCCGCGCGCATCAGCCACGCTTGCCCACGCCAATGCCAGCCCCAGAAAGAGCATCAGAAATCCTTTCACTGCCCCCACTCCCCTGCCTCTGGGGTCATCCCCAAGAGGGCGTCCTGCAGCCGGCGTGGCTGCCTGAGCGGATGCTACCCCTCATTGGATGCGGAGCCAATTCATGGCTATAGCTCCGAACCCAAGGCGATGCCGAAGCCAGGCGGCGGGACTGCCTCCAGCCTTAAGAACTACTCAAGACCCTCAGGACAAGATCGTCGCCATTCGCCAGCCATTCGTGTTCGTCGATGAACCAGGCACCGCCGACCTTGCGGCCGGGCAGCTTACCTTCGCGCAGCAGTCGCTGCAGAACCTGCATGGACGGGCGGCTGCCCTCTTCGAAGTAGCGGTCTAGCCACCGCTCGGGCGTCATCAATCTCATCGTGACCCTGCAGCACCCCAGCCTTCGCGACGAATAGAGTAGCCCCCGCGACGACCAAGGGAATGGTCACACCCTTGAGAAATCGGCATTGCTGGGTCGGATTCTCCCCTTCCATGGCCCCTTTGCCCTGGGCTTGATCTCCGTCGGCGGCTGGATCGGCTCCAATGCGGCCATCACGCGGGCCGATGCTGCAGCCGCCGCCGCGCCTAGGCGTTCGGCCTGTTGCTGTTGCTCAGGAGTAGGCGGCAAGCCAGGCAGCGGTGGCGCCGGCTTGATGGGTGTGCTGTCGGTCAGGCGGACGACCGCCTCTCGCAGCGGCAGGCCCGGGTACAGCCTGGCGGCGCACCAACGCTCGGCGAAGCGCTTGCCCTGGAGAATGCTGGCGACTGGGGCGTTCTTGGTCTGCCACATCTTCAGGGCGTCCAGATGGAGGCGGTAACCACCCTCGCGGGCCGAGGTGACGCTGGCCACCTCGCGCCCGTTCCACCACAGTGCCCAGCGGTCACCCATCTGCACCCAACCCGACGGGATGGGGGCGGTGCGAAAGCCTTGGTAGCCAATCGAGGGGAGCATGGCCGTAAGAATACGGCCGGGAGTCGCAGAGACTGCGATTGCGAGCTGACTGGCTTAAGCCAAGTGCCCTTCCATCAGCGCGCCGACCTTCTGGATGTTCTCCAGCGACAGGTTACCGACGTTCTGAGCGAACAGGACCACCAGCCGTGCGTAGCAGTCCTCGAGGACGTCTGCTTCTGGCTTAGATGCGTCCACCACCACCTTAGATCGCTCCGCCATGCCTAGGAATATCTGCCGGCACATGGCCAGATTCTCCTCATTCTCGAAGTGGTTGGGGCGGTCACCGCGTGCACGGATCCGCTCCAGCCCTGTGGCCGGTTCTACGTCGAGTAGCAGCATCAGGTGCGGCCGCGGCGCGAAGTCGTTCGCAGTCGACAGGTCTTCAATGGGCAGCCCAGCGGCGCCCTGGTAGGCCACCATGGACGGGAAGTAACGGTCCAAGATCACCACTTCACCGCGCTGCAGCGCTGGCTCAATGAACTGCTCGACGTGATCGCGACGATCCGCTAGCAGGTATTCGACCTCCTGCTCCGGGCTCAGACGACCGGATTCGGCGGATTGACGAAGTTTGGCGCCCCAGGGGCCATTGGTTGGCTCTTTACTGGTCGAAACGGCCACGCCATGGGCGCGCAGCCGCTCGGTCAGGCCTTTGGCCAAGGTCGACTTGCCGGCCCCATCGATTCCCTCGATGGCAACCAGCAGGCCACCGGGGATGGTGATGCTCGTCATGCGGGGTAGTGTATCCAATTGCCCCGGCACCGCCAGAGGGGGACGGGATGCTATCCCGAAATCGAGAGCCACTGCCAGCCTTGACACCCCGCGCGCTCACGCGACGGGAGGCTCTAGAACGCCGGAACCCTATCTCCGAGGCCTGTTACCAGGCGGGCCCCTGAGAGTGACCCCCGTCAAGGAGAGGTCGCCGGGGAACAATTCGAACCCCAAAATAGCGTCAAACTGAACGGACAAGTCCCCCAGATAGTCAATCAGCTCGTGCATGATGCCTCTATAGCTTGCGGCGCTAAGGGTGACGTGAGGCGCGACAGATGCCACCGAGAGTTTAAATTCTTCGATACTAGGAGGCGGATGTTGAAAATCGGCTGTCGCCAGATGGGGGGGCAATAGATCCAATATTCAACATTGATAGCATCATTACCAAGATGCCATTTTGCTCTCTCAAAGCATCAAATTCAGCCTTCTTTTCTGCTGACAGATCGCTGCATGCCCTATCCCTTGCAGAATTGATCGGCTCGATGAACTGCAGCGGCTTATCAGCCGCGTCCCCCACCAACGGGCAGAAATATCTATACCACCAAGAATTGAAATATCGCTGCTGAAATTCCAAGTAGGTAAGGCCTGAAATATTGGTATTCGCCGTGTACTGCTCCGCGCCTGACTGCAGCCCTACCTTTGAAACAATAAATCCAATATTGGCCCCCGTCTCATGCATCACCGTTGTAAACGAATGCACTACCGACTGAGGAATTGCAGAACCCCAATTCTTGCACTCAACAACGTATTTAATGTTATCAAGACTAGCGGAATCCAATGCCAAGACATCCAGAGTTACGGAGCCCCGCGAAGTTTCCACTGTAACCTCGGTATCAGCAATGAGGCCCAGATTTGTGAATATACGTGCCACACCATCCTGAAGATCTTTCCAACTCTGCGGAAGCGGGTCATCAATCACGGATTGCTGCCTATACAGGATTCGACACGAGGTTATCAGCAAATCTCATACCTCACCCTGAGCGCGGATGCCGGGGCGACTTCGCCCAGGTGACTACGATTCGTCTGACGCCTGGCTGTCGAGGCATCGGCCGACATGTAGCGCGCTGCCCCGCTATGAGCCCCTAGAGGGGTCCAATATCTTGGACAGTCGCCTGCCCCTGCCGTAGGACAGCCGCCAGCAGACGACCGCCTGCCACCGTCCTTCCTACACGGCCATTGAGCCAGGCGGCCTGCAGCCGACCGGCCACCAGAACATCCTCTGGATCAAAGCTGTCGCTTCTCCCCTTCAGTGGATCGCCAGGCGACGCCAAGCCACCAGCCAGCTGCTGCACTCGCGCGGGCTCCCCGCTGACGCTTTTGGCATATGCGGTGGCCACCATGCGCCCCGCCTGAGGTGACCACCCGCCCAGGACGAGTTCGGTTCCTATAACCGACGGAGCCATTCCGGCGTTCAGCGCGGCTTTCTCGTACGCTGGCCACACCTGGTCAACCACAAGTCCAAGCTCCCTGCCGAGCTGCTCCATGGTGAAATCCGCGCGGAAGCTGGCCTGCAGGGCCAGTTCGTAGATGCGTAGGAAGAACTGCGCGCTTCCCCGAGTCGCCAGCACCAGATTGTGCTGGGGGATCAGTAGTAGTTTGGCCCCCGCTGAGGGCGCTCCGGTGAGTGCGTCCTCGGCCAAAGTGTCGACGGCAACAAGGAGCTGGTCAGCGCGCAGCAGAACATTGAGGATGCTCAAAGCTCGGGTCCATATGGGGCCAACCCACTATTGCCGTTATTCCACTCACTGTCGATGGGAGCTCACATGGACACCCCCAGCGTTGCCGGCGCCCATGCCGGCGTTGAAGCAGAACTTGCCGCCCAACTGGGATACATCAAGGCTCTTGAGTACGGCCTCCGGGCGGCAATCGCGGCACACCCAGCAGCGGAAACAATGGCCCTACTGTGGGCACAGATGCTGCCCGAGATCTCGGATCATCATGCCTCGACTGGCCACGTTGACTTCAATGCGGCACTGCAACGTGGCCTCAGGACGATTGGGGCGCAAATCAACGAGGCGGCTGGGATCATGCCCTTCGATCCTGTCACATAGTTAGAAAGAATCCTATTTGGGACATCAGCTCTCTTCAGGCGCTGCCGAAGTCTGGCGCCAGCGCTACACTCAGCCGATCTCATCTTGCACGCCACAGATGCAGCTACCGACAAAAAAAAATCACCACTACGTGTGGGCGCACTATCTACGGCGATGGTCCTGCGATGGAAAGCGGGTCTGGTTCCCTTCACCCAGGGGAAAGATCATTTGCGATTCAGTGCAGGGGGTCGCACGCGAGCAGCACTTCTATCGCGCAAACCCGATTTCAGAACGCCAACTGAATCTACTTGAGCGAGTATTTAGTGTCCACGGGGACCACGTCCGGGAAATACATCGCCGACACCTCGAGGCTTGGCGAGATATCCAAGCAATGGAGGGAGCACTAGTCGACCAAGGCCAATGGGGACGAGATGCTGCCAAGACCCTGGAAATTCATCGAAGTAATTTCATTGAGAATCTCCACTCAGGCCACGAACTGAGAGCTAGACCAGTAATCGATGCGCTAGCAGCGCATGACTTTTCTGTGTTGAACTCTCAGGAATCACTGATCCACCTCATGAGCTTTCTCGGCCATCAGATCACGAGAACGAAGCTATTCCGTGATTCTTGCCTAGACACTCTGCGGGATACGTTCACGAAGGACCTCGCAGACGATTTTTCGAGTGCGTGGTGGTTCGTTTCCTACATGTATGGCGTCAACCTCGGGTGGCACTTCTTTGCACACCGAACCCTTGAACGACATTGCGTGCTCGTGACCGATCCAGAGCACCCCTTCATCACGTCTGACCAGCCGATACAGAACGTGCTACCCAAAATCGGTACGGCACCGCCAGAGAAGGCAGATTTCGTCTACCCCATCTGCGCAACGGTAGCGTACGCGATCTGCGACACAGATCAGTTCGCGGCAGGAGTTAACGCGGTATCACCCGACACGGTCAACCACTTAAACATGATTCAAGCCCAACGGGCTCAGAGCTACATTTTTGGAAATAGTGAGGCGATAGTCCGCACTTTCTGGAAGCATAGAGCACGCAAGGCGACGGTGACCGCAGAAAATCAACCGTAGAGCGACGCTTTCCCTCAACTTCCCGCCTAATGAATCCAGCGCTACAGATATCCTTCGATAAGGGCAGAACTACTCGATACCCATCATTTCCAGCTCCAAAAGCGTGTACTTCTCGCGGACAACCTCCCCATTCCGCCGCACCCTAACGACTCTCACCTTCGCAATCGCATCGCGATTTACAAACTCTCGATTGAATCTCAACAACTCTTCAGCCGTATACGACTTTGCAATCTTTCCACGAATTGCTACGCCGTCTGCCTGGCGGCGGAACTCAAATTGATGAGCGTCAGGCAAAGTTCCAGACAGTTGCCCATGAATGGACTCGTCGCCTTCTTCCACTGAAGTAGACTGAGCACGCTCCGCTGCACGAGAGACTGCGTCTGGGCCGAACGAGTTATCTCGATCACCAGCAACGACCCTCAGCGTAGCGCCGTTGCTTTTCATCAAATCAAAGAACTCCCTAGCAGTACTTAGGACTCGCTGATCGATATCTTCTACCGCAGTCCTATATTTTTCTTCATCGGGCTCTCCAAAGGCACTAAGCATCCTCGATGTCTCTTCGACAGCATGCTTCAATGGTGCATCAAGCATCTCTGTCTGATCGTGAATCTCCTCTAGCAGGAACCCAAATGAACCTCGAACCACATTTGTAATGTGAAGCGATGAGGCCCCCTTATTGGGCACCACACCACGCTGCCCTAGCCTCCCTGCCTCGTGGGCCATTACTTTGGCGATGATATCTTGAAACTTTGCAACGGCAGATCCACCGAATTCTGTTTCTATCCCACGAGTACCCACTACTGGGCGCCCACCAAAGAAGAGCGCAGCAGAGGCGCCCGGCAGATCAGGCTCCTCCTCCATCCTAGCCAAAGCGGCTTGCAACTCGCCCAAACGCGACTCAAGACTGAACCTCGCCATCACGTCTTCATCAGTCAGCTGATCAAGCAAAGAGGTGACTGCAGCGATATCAGCCTGCGTAAAGTCACGATCCAATTTCCTAACTCTGCTCACGGGGCTACCCCTTGACTCGCTACCAACGGCGCCGGGCCGAGAACCGCTTGCGCCGCAATGTCATCAGCAACATCTGCCAGGTCTACTTGGAGCATGCCCTTCCATACATCGTCACCACGCCTATGAGAAAACAGGCCAAGGTAATACCGGGTGAAATTCACCAACCCTATCGGACTGGCATTCATGTCGGTAAAAAAAGCATCAAGCTTGTAAGCGGCCTTGACGGCTACGCGGTCAAAAATCGCCGCATTTGCATACATTAGGTGCCGCAGTTGGGGGGCGGCCAAAGCATTCTGCGGCCGGAACAAGAAGCTCAGAAGGTCGAGGTCATTGGGCTCCTTCTGCTCCAAAAAGCTGCCATCCAACCATTGGAAGCCTTGAACGAACCCTAGCGCTCGTAGCGCGGCTCTGTGCTCCAACCAGCCACGCAGTATTTCTCTTCGGCGCTCACTATTTCCTAAGGTAGTCACCACCTCAAGCGCAGACACGACATACGGCGACATGTCTTCTGGCTGACCGCCCGGACCGTTCGCACCAACATAGGGCGGAAGTACCCCATTAATTCCAAAGGGGGGAATTGGCATAGGCCCTAAGCTCTCCAGTGTAGGCGCGGTATCCGTTCCGAGCTGAGGTCAACTATGCAGGTCTGCTCCAACTAGCCGACTTCGCCTCCCCTTTACAGTACGGCAACTTACAGTTCAACGAAAGCGGTCGCCAAACTCGGCCGTCCCTGAACAGGCAGCCGGATTGGGCACATCAGGCGGCGAACGTCGGGGACGAGCACGATCGGCTTTATGACCTGACAGAACTCAGTTGATGGGGTCTGCACGATAGGCATAGTGGCTATCCACCATGACCATGGCGGACCGCCCTACGAAGGCCACGACCAGGCCACAGGCACACGCCTCACCGACCTCACCAGGGCACCCGTCCTCATGCAGGAGGTAGTGCCAGTTGATCTTCCCGATCAGGTCCTTGGCCAGGCCGGCTCGGGTGATCAGGTCTACGTAGTCCACCTCCCCCTCTGCCGAAAGGACTTGGGGGGCATCACAAAGCAACATGGAACCGCTCCTTCTAGGGACTCCAAAGACCGGAAGTTAGGCCGACCTAAGCTGTTTGGCACGCATCGCGCGCGCGTAGAGGTGTAACTAAATTCCGAAGACCCGGCCGGCCTCGCGCGCGTGCGCGCGTACATGTCGCGAAATGGGAGGCAATCGCTGGGGCGATGGGCGCGATGGGGGCCGTATCGTAGGAGCCCGTCTACCCACCTACTTTAGGGCCTGACAAAACTGCTTCGCCCGCCAGAGGCTTGCGCGTAGAGGCGTCCAGAAACTCCCGCGCCCTAGCCGATGGGCCGACCTTGTCAAAATAACCCATTGATTTCAAAGCAAAACTCAAAATTGAGTCGCGTGAGGACTCCTGTGTCAGCACCTGACTTCCCGAAGGACAGCAGCCAGCTGACGGAGCGTCATTCGCTCCCCGCCCTTCCAGGCGTTCCTAGCCGCCTTGGCCTTTCCTTCGACGCTGCGCGGGCCGGTCGCCTGCTCCCACGGTCGCCAGTTCTGGATTGCCTGCGCCTGTCGCCGGCGCCGCTCTGGGGTCCAGCCATTGCGCATCTGAGATCTCCTCCAATAGTTCGTTCGGCCGTCTTTTGCTTTCCGCGCGCCCGGCCTCATCCGGGACCGACACGGGGCTGCCTGGGGGGTGGTTGTTCACCTGCTGGTGGCCGCCGGCAATGTTGGCCTGCTTCACGAACGCCACGGCTCTCGGGTTCTTGATCTCGGCCAGGGTCTCTAGGGTGGTCCGGCATTGGGACTGCGCCTTCAGGGCCAGCCGCATGTAGGTCTCCATGGCGCCCATATGCTCCCCCATGTTGAGGGCCGCTCGACGGCTCATCTCCAAGAAGACCGCATTCAGGGCAATGGCTTGGCTGGTCAGCAGCCCATCGGCCTGGTCGGTCTCGCCCTTGGCGGCACGCCCTACTACCGCCCGGGTCGACTTCACCAGCTCGTTCAGCTCGTTCCCGCCGGCCACCCCGGAGTGCTGCGCAAACAGCAGGCTGACGAAGGCGTTGCTGGCAATGCCCTCAGCAATCAGCCCGGCCGACTTCTCCTCCAGGGTCTGCCCCTTATCGAGAGGCACATCGAGCTTAGCCGAGCGCTGGCTGGCACCGTCGGCGGGCCGGTTCTCTTTCCTCATGGGGTTCAATTCCTCTGTGCAGGGGGGCGCCCTGCTGGTGTTACGATTTGTCGACTCAAGGAGGGGCTATGGACACCAGATGCCTGCGGAGACTCACTACTCCCGCTCTGACGGCGGCGTCCCTAGCTCTGCTATTCGCCCTCACGGGCTGCGAGCGAGACTCCTGCAAGGAATACTCTCGATTCACCTGCAAGCAGCTTGAAACTCAGACCTTCAACGTCTACTACTACGAAGGCAAGGAGCCACCTGCGGAGCCGAATGAGCTGTTCCTTGGCACGGCTGTTGGGCTCCAACAGTGCGGAGCAATTGCCTGGGATGCCGCGCAGGCTAGAAGAAGAGACAGCGCGGAGGACTGGTCTTATATCTGCTGCCTGCAGACTGACGAGTCATCATGCGCTGAGAAGCATCGATGACTGGAAAATCACGCACCCATGGAGTGATCAGATGAGCAAGGAAAAGTTCGACCTGTCCAACGTCGGCGGCCAGCCGAAGGATTGGGCTCAAAAGGATCGTGAGGCGGAAGTAGAGTTCTCAGGCTGGGAGAGCCTCAAAGTCGTCCTAACGCCGGTTGTCCGTGTCGTTGCGATTGTCGGAGGAGTTGGCTACTTCCTGTTCCGCGTTGCCAAGTACTTTGGCTAGATCCTGCAAATCCTGGTCACCCGTCTTCTGCCCTTCTTGCGCGACATAGTTGATGAACGAAGGGATCTGAGACTTAGGAAGCGTGGTGGCGTTGGCCAAGAACTTCACTGCTCGCGGATTGGTGAGCCACCGGGCAGCTGCATTTGCGCTGACGCCCGCTCCGAGGAGCAGCGCCGTTCCGCCTGTGAACATGCTTCCCACCAGCGACGCGCCATACGTCAGGCCAGCCAGACTCTTGGCGGTGCCAGGCGGGTTCTTAAAGACTCCGGCGCCCTTGTCGATCATGTCGGCCACCTTTGCGATGCGATCCACTTGCTCGCTGAAACCCTTTCCGTAGCGGTCGAACAGCGCGCGGCGGGCCTCGGTGCTGACGTTGTTCCAGTTGGTGAGGAAGGTCCGGGCACTGAACACCTCACCGGTTGCGTCTTGCGCACCTGGACTTGCTCTCCCGAGGCGCTTGATGGCGGCGGCGGTAACGGCCCGCTGACTCTCGACGGGCAGTGACTGAAGAACGGACCGCAGTGTGGAGCCACCCTCCTTGCCAGTGGCCATAAGCGACGAAAACACCTTTTCAGCGCCGCCGGCACGGTCAATCACGCTTTCAATGTCTTCAATGCGACGCATACCAGCGCGGGTGTAGGCGTTGGCCCGACTGTAGGCCGCAACGGCTTCCGGGCCAGCTTCCTGAGCGGCGACACCCAGATCTTCCGATAGAGCCGCGTATAGGGCTTTGAACTTGGACCTGGGGAAATCGGACGCTAGCCCGGCATCCTGTAGCTCTTCTCCCACCAAGGAGCGAAGCTTCTTGACGGCCTCATATGGCAGTCGGCCGCCGGCGCGTTCCGCAGCAGCAGTCAGGTCGCCAATGGTCGCTTCGATCTCTGCGGCCTGTGAAACACGGTCTCGCGCGATCTCGGTGGCCTCAGCTGCGGCCTGCTGGCCCGGAGCAACGTTTGCCTGGGCCGGTGTATACCGGCCGGGGAATCGGGGCTGCCCAGCCACGGGGAAGTACCGCTGCGCAGCATTGGCCTGGTCGTTGGCAAAGGCAGCGAACCGCCCAGCATCCTGAGAGGCAGAGTCACGCGATGCATAGAGCTGATTGACCTTGGCAACCGCCTCATCAAGCGACAACTGCTGGGGGGTGGGAATCGCCAAGTCCGCCTCAACAGCATTCCCAATTCCGGTAATGCGCCCGTTCTGGAACAGTCGAGCAGTATTCGGTGCTCCAGGAGACTTGATCGGATTACTGAGGGAGTCCAAGGTGGCGCGGGTGTTGCCCATTGCCACGCCTTGGGCGGGGGGAATCAACTCGTCAACCTTGTCGTAGAGCTGATCCTGCGTCGCCTTAAACTGGCTGCTGAAACCGCCCTCGTCGTAGATCCCACGCTTGATTGCCCGGCCTGCACGCTCGCCGCTAGCGCTACGCGAGAAGTCGTTGGCCATCTTCCCCAAGCCGCTGGATATCTCGCCCGATTGACGCTCCGCAGCCCGAGCCATGACCCCCGAACTGGTGGGACCCTGAGCCAGAAGATTCTCCAACCCCTGCACCATAGGGTTGCCCGATGCCTGACCTACGGACGGTTGCGCTCCCAGTGCGTTGAAGTCGGCCAAACGGTTCTTCATGTTCTCGCCAGATCCGCCGCGCACCACCCCGCGTAAGCCCGCTGCGCCACCCGCCGTGACGAGACCCGGCCCCAGGCCACCCGCAAGACCAGCCAGCAGCTGGTTGCCTTGCGATCCGCCAGACTCTCGGCTGATGGACGATGCGCCGGAGCCCGTGGCGGCAGAGACGGTCTGCAAGCCGGGCTGCGCCGTCAGGAAGTTCGCCAGCCTGTTCTCTACCGGAGCCACATAGCCCGGGGTGCGGATTGCGGCACCCCTACCCATGTTCGCTAGCGCATTCAGGCCAGCACCAGCGCCCAGCGTCAGGCCGGTTCCGGTCAGCGCCTCGCCAATGTCACCCAGCACGCGGTCGCCGGAGGTCTGCGCCTTGGGCAGGCCAAGCTGATCGGCCAGGGCGCCAAATTCCTCCCGGTACGGACGAACCTGCTGCGCCCCGACGGCGCGCAGGATCGGATTCACCAGCGCATAGTTGCCAGCGTCGCCGCCGACTGCGCCGATAAGGCCTCCCAGGCCCTGCAGGACGGATCGTGCGCCGAACATGGTGTCGCGCAGAGGGCCATACTCCCAGCCATCCGGGGCGGTCTGCGGCTGCTGCTGGGCCGGCGCAGCCTGCTGCGTCGCGCTCTGGCGTGTGCCTCCCACGATCTCGGCTTCAAGCGGCGCCTGCCCTGGCCAGTTCACCGTGCGACTGGTGTCGGAATCGAAGGCCTGCCGAACATAGGCATGCTCTGCCTGCGGAACGTTTGGCGCGACCACCTCGTTCCAGTACTGGTTCCGAGCCTCTTCCTGCTGCTCCGGTGCTAGCGCCTGATAGGCAGGCGAAGCCGCTACCTCAACCCATTTCTTGGCCATTAGTCAGTTCCAAAGGTTGCTGTAACTGGAGGCGGATGAGGCAGCTGCCGGAGCTCTCGCCGCTGGCGATGCGGCTGGCCGCTCTGATTGGGCGCGCTCCTCATCAGCAAGGGACTGCTGAACCGCAGAACGCCAGTTCTTGTAGTGCGTTTTTACCCGATCAAGGTTCGTTCGGATCTGGTCTTCGGACTGATTTGGATCGAGATTGGCAATCGTGGACTGCAATGCCACCAGTTCCTGCACGGCAATAGCGCCAAGCGCGCCGCCGGTGGGCGACGAATCGCGCATTTGCTGCAGCCTGTCGAAGCCGAGGTTGGCCTTGATCGTTTCCAGCTCCGCAGCCAGGTTGTAGGACGGGCTCCCTTCAACTCCACGAGAGCGCGCGCCTACGAAGCCAGTCGAGTACGGGCTCAGAAGGCCAAGAGCCTTGTCCAAAGACGTCTCGACATTCCCGGCCGAGGAAAGAGCCTGCCTGTATTGCTGGATGCGCTTGGGGCGCTGCGAGGCATCCTTCGCCTGAGCCTCCGCTGCCGCTGTGCCGGCCGCTTGGGTGATCGCCCCCTGAGTCTTGACGTCCTGCAACTGACGCTCTTGGGAAAGCCTGTTGGGGAAGTTCGCGTTTTCGACTCCGGCCTTTGCTGCCTCCGTGAGAGCCGCTTGATCCTCTGGGCTTCGGCCAACGAACGGGTTCATGGTGGGGCCACCCGGGGCATTTACCATCCGGTCGGGCATCTGTACCGACCCGCCATCGGGAACCAGACCCCACGCGGTGGGGTTTTGCATAATTGCCTCGCGAAGCCCCGGCTCGGTCACCTGGGAAACATCGACCACCTCGCCGCCCGCCCCACGGAAAATCGTGGGCTGTTGCTGGCTGGCGAATGAGCCATACCCTGATCCATCGCCAACAACCTGCGCCCCGATCTGGCGCGGGTCAACGGCGACCAGCCGCTCCAGCCCATCAGGCCCCCTCACCTTCTGATAGGTGATTGCCGCTGAGGACTCGCGGCCTGCCAAGCCGAGGTTGATCCGGCGGGCCTTCTCGCGATCCTCCGGCGAAAGACCTGCAGTCATCATCTGGAAGGACCGAACATCCGTCGGCATCTGCCCGCCGGTGCCAGCCATGTAGAGGTCATTGGCGCTTTTCATAATGACCGCCTCGGTTTCAGGGGACCACCGAGGGGCGCCAGACACCCCCATCTTCTGCAGCTCGGGGAGCATCCGGTTGTTGTACAGGCTCTCTCGGGCCTCTGGCGGCATGGTCGTAAGCAGCTTGGCCATGTTTACCATCGTGGTGGTACGGCGATCATCGTCACTTACGAACGCCTTCTGCTGCTGCTGGGCAGCCTCTAGATCGATTGCCGCCATCTGTCCCAAAAGCGAGTTCCGCTGCTCCATCGGCGCACTGTAGGAGAGGGAAGCAAGCTGGTTCAGTTGGTTGGTGTCGCGTTGCTTCTTTATCTGCTGCCCGAAGTTCAAGCCGCCCTGGAGAGATGCCAGGAGATTCTGTTGGTAGTCTGCCATTGCTAGCTCCCTCAGCCGCCGAAGCTGGATTTGCGGCCATTACCCAAGGCCAGGAAATTCTGCATGTTGTTGCCAAAACCCAGATTGGATCCTGGCGACGCGGTGACTGACTGACCCCAAGCAGACGATGGCTGCCAGCCGGACAGTCCGTTACCGCCACCACCGGCCGCCCCTGCATAGGTGCTGGCTGCCGCTGCCAAGGCATTGCCATACCCCGCCTGCGTCATCGGCCCTGCAGACGCGATCTGGGCCAGTGCGTTGCCCTTGATGCCCATGGCATTGGCGAACTGGTTGCCGTAGTTCTGTCCGAGCTGGCCCAGGTACTGGCTCTGGTTCTGACCCATGCTGGCCAGGCCCATCAGCGAGTTCCGGTAGTTGCCCAAATTCTGCGTGGCCAGCCCCGAGGACAGGGCGATGCGATCAGCGTCAGCGCCGCCGGAGTACAGGCCGCCGCGCGCCGCCGCGCTACGGTCCAGACCTGCAAGCCCCGACTGCTGGGCATACAGGTAGTCCGGCGAGTTCTCAAAGGCTGAGTAGTCGCCAGCCGCCAAGGCGTTCAGGCCGGTCAGGGCGTTGTTACCCGCCTCTAGGTACGGCATGGCCTCCTGGCGCGACTGGTCGTAAATGCCCTGCTGGGTGTCCAGCGTCTGCTGGGCTGCGCTTGCTTGGGCGCGGCCCGCCTTCTTCTGTGCGGCGCCTTGGCGATTGGCCGAATAGGCCATGCCGGCGCCGACCACTGCTGCTGCGGTGATAGCGGCCATTGTCAGAGATCCTTCGTGTAGGAGATTTCGGAGCGCGCATAGCCCATCCGCTCATACAGAGCGGCGGCTTGTGGCGGGCTGTTGGGCATATGCACCATCTGGATGCGAGCTGCGCCACGCTCGCGGCACGGGGCTTCGATCACGTCCAGCAGGCGGGCGGCCACCGACGTACCGCGCGACTCCGGGGCGACCCACCACACGATCTCAGTGGCGAACAGGTGGTCGCGGTTGAACAGGAACGGGACCAGCATCACGCCGACCATGCCAACCAGTGCGCCGTCACTCTCGGCCACGAAGAACACGTCGTTCTCGATCAGGCCAGTGGCAAGGCCGGCCACGCTGTCCTCGTCCATCTCGCACCACTGCGCGTAGTGCGTTGTCGGGTAGAAAGCTGCGGACATGCGGACGATCTCCGGCACATCGGCCAGAGTTGCTTTGCGGATCGTGGTCATCAGCCCCTCGGAGTAAAGAAGGCCACCGCAACCAGGCGGCCAGATTCGTAGTCAGTGCCGAAAGCGGCAAAAGGCCAGCGGCTGTGGAACATGGCCGATTCGTAGATCACCATGCGGCCCATCTTCATTTCCGCCAGGCCGGTCTGCTCCCAGCGATCAGCAGCGTCCCAATCACCCTCGATGGCCGCGAACAGAGCCACGTCGCCCGGATCGATGCGCGTGGCGCCAGTGGCCTTGTGCTGCCAGAACGCAGTGCCGCCCTCGCCTTCGCTCAAGTACAGCACGGCGGCGTGCGTCCCCCAGCCCATATCAGAGTGGATCGCAGCGTTGGGCAGCTCACCATCGAAGTTGAGCCGGTAGCCCATGCCCAGCATCTCCACCGGGCCAAGCTGCGCCTCGATGGCTTCCTGCAGCCCAGGAACCGGCGTCAGCGACACCCGCTTGTAGACCTCACCGTCATGGCCGGGCCAGTCCACGTACTGCGCGCGCATTGCCGCCGCCCGGACGCCCGGCGCATCGGAGATCGCATTGTCGACAATGATTGGTGGCATCAGATCTCCGTTGCCTAAGTGGCAGCCTGCATGCGTGCCGAATTCGGTTGCGAGCTTTGAGTCGCAAAAAAAAGAAGGCGGCAGCTCTCTGGGGGCTGCCGCCCGGACCCGCCCTTGGGGGGACGTGGGGCCCTACTAGGTAGGTCGGAATCCGGGTGCTTTTGACTCCCGCGTCCACTGCCGTCCACGTAGGTCTACTGCTCGCAGGCAGAGCCCATCGCGGCGGCAACTCTCCGGCTGGCGCGAGCCAGCCATTCAAGCAGGCGCCTCTCAGCCGATTGCACCTCGCGACGAAATCGCGCCTCTTGGCGGGCGTGGCCTTTGGCCGACTCCCGATAGGACTGCTGGTGGCATCCGGCTAGCAGTCTCCTAGCTGCTTCGAGTGAAGCCCAATCGGGGTGCCCGCAGGCGGTCATGTGTCGACAGACCACTGACCACTCCCTTTGGTCTCCAATCGCATACAGCATCAGCCAGGCACCTAGAGGACCGTCCAGCTGCGCGTCCGCCAATGCGTGCAGCACCAGCCTACTCGGCCCCTTGGCAGGCGCAGCTGTCAGCGAGCCTTGTGCTTTCCAGCCCCTTAGCTGGCGAGTGCGATCAGCCGCGGCCGGGGAGCGCATCACCGCCATATGGTCAAAGTCCAGCACCGCTTGGCGATCCTTCGGGCTGAATGTCTCTAGCGCTTGTTTACGAGCCGCCGCCTGCGCCGGTAGGTACTTGGATGCGGCCTGCTCAATCGAGTGCACCCGATGGATGGGCAGGTACGCGCCTTCATCCGGACAGGACTCCTCGCTGGATCTCCGCCTTGACGCGTGCCGGACTGCGGGCCGTGTGGGCACCCCGAAACCAAATGCGCCAGCGATGGCCCTCACTACCAAGTCGACAGAGTCGTCCGACAGCAGCACCAGCTCCACGTAGCGCTCATGGTCTCGGGCTGCCATAGGCGCCCTCCCTATGCCGCTGGCCGTCCGCCTGGCGAACCAGTCCCTCACGCGAACCGGTCAGTTCAATGCACCGAATTGCCCGCGAAACGGCCGCCCAGGCTCTAAGCCCTAAAGACAGTGCTTTGAAGCAGTAGAAGCGCGCTCCGCTTGGTATATATCTAGAAGGGTGTACACATAGCGACCTCGGGGCACTGTGGATAACCGCCTGACTGGCCTGCATTGCGACCTCGTAGGTCTGTATGCGGGCCAACTCGTTGGGGAATTGGCCTGCATAGCGACCACATTGGCCCACATAGCGACTAGCCATTGCGTGCCCTCCAGAGGTTCGGTGGAGTGACGGTCGCCGGCTCTAGGTGCTTCTCTGATTCATCAACCGCGTAGTACGTCAGGGCGTACAGGCTGCACATGTTCTTGCCGCCCTTTCGCGTCTCGATGATCCAGCCTGCGGCCAGTAGCTCCAGCTTCGAGCTGTGGACCGTCGCCTTGCTCTTCCATCCACGCGTGGACAGCATCGACCAAGGGATGCTCAGATCACCGTTCTTTCCTGGGCGGTATTGCCGAGCCAGCTCCAGCAGCAGCTTCACCGCATTGCCGGACAGCCTGCCGAACTCGGGCGAGTCAGAGATTCTGTGCTCGATCATGAGGAAGGGCGGCCCCTTAGAGCGCCCTTGGAGCTTCTGTCGCCGCCTGTCGATGTTCTTCTTGGGCTGTGCCGGCGCGTAGCCGGCAGCGCCCTCTACAGACCGCTGAACGCGGTCGTGGCCTGTACTGTGCATGTGCCCCCCAAGGGCGGTAGACGCGACCTCAGCCGCGCTTGGAGCGATTGGCCTTGGTGTTCGTATCTGCTTCGACGTGTCGCCAGGTCTTCCGCTTACGGATGCTTCTTATGGCCGGCGGGGTGACACCGTATCGACGCGCCCAGACATTGCTCGGAACCGTTCCAACAGTGCGGAGAACTGCTTCCACCTCCGCAACGCTGAGCTTGCAGTGGGGCGAGGGGCTGCCGTACTTGGCCATGCTCCGAACACGCTGAAGGCGCCGATTGTCCGCACCAGTCAGCAGTTGGAGGTTGTCCAGCCGGTTGTTCGACGGATTGCCATCGAGGTGATCGACCTCCATAGACCTTGGCACGGGCCCGTTCACGACCTCCCAGACAAGCCGATGGGCGTACCAAGTCGCGCAGGAGCCACCCGCCAGGCGGACAATGACCCGGATGTATCCATCTCGGCTCTTGCGGCCCATCACACGACCGCAGGCGCTCCAGAGCTCTCCTGTCGCGGGTGAAACCAAGAGTCCGCTCGGCCCGTGCAGCAACCTTTGAGTCGCTCTAGTGGCCATTGGAAGCCTCCAAGCCAATGTGCTGAGTGCGGCACCAGGTTGCCGCGTGCTGTTCGAGGAGAGGCTTGCGATCCCGGTAGGCCATGCCCTGCCCGATCCATACGGCGTTCTGCATCCGCAGCTCCTGCTGCAGCTTCAGTTGGTCAGTCGAGAGGGAGTCCTCGGACACGCCCTGGAACATGCCGGTGATGCAGTGGTTCACCAGACGATGCTCTGTCGCGTAGTCATAGCCCTTCGGGTCCTTCCCGAGGCCCACCAGCGTGTCGTGCAAGATCCGGCACATGACGGTTCCTGCGACGCGCTTTGCCATTGCCGCATCACGCCTTTCCCCATTCGACAAAAACGCAGCTGCAAGGGCGTCGGCCGCCTGCTCCTGAAACAGAATCACTCGTTCCCGGATCGCTGCCTTCACCTTGTTGGGATTGACCGTGGCCAGCCAAAACGGAAGCCTGGACAAGGGCAGCGCCTGCATCTGGCGGCCCTTGCCATCGCCAGCAACCATCCCCCTTAAGGTAGACAGTTGGCGGGCCAGCACCGGGTGGGACTTCAGCTTGTCCAGCTGCTTGGACCAGTCCAAGCCCATGGCCTCCACAATGGGTCGCATCGCCACAAAGGGCTGTCCCTGATGGAGTCGGCCGATCAGTTCGGCCCCGTGGAACTCTACGTGGACGATTCCAGTAGCCATTAGGTCGCCCTCCCTTCTTCGCAGCGGGAGTCGATCCAGCTCTGCACAGCCTCCGAGTCCCAGGCGGACAGACGGGCAGCTACGCGGATGGGCCCGGGGAACTGGCCTTCCTTCGCCATCTTGTAGATGAGGGAGCGGGATATACCGCAGGCCGCGACTACCTCGGGTAGGCGCATCAAGGTCCGCCCCCTGGCAGCCACTCGGCCGGCTCGGATAGCATCGGAAGTCATGGGGTGACCTCCTTGTGCAGTGCCCATGCCCGGCGAGCGGTATCAGGCACCCGGTACTCGGTCAGGGAGTAGGAACCGTATTTGTCGCGCCTGCGGACGCTGACGGCCAGCAGGAGCCCGCGCTCAATCAGGCCTACAGCGTCCTTGCGGGCCGGCTTGGCCTCGGCGTGAGGGTGATCGGCGGTCCAGCCTCCAAAGTCCAGCAGACGGCGTTGATCGGCGCTCAGGTCGGAGAAGTTGAATCCAGTCATTGACGCCCCTCCGACGAGGGGGCGCCAAGGATCAGCGCGCGAATATCCTCAGCACGCCATGCCGTCGCCCTGCTTCCAATCTTGAACGGCTGAGGGTAGCGACCCGAACGGACCCCAGACCACCAGGTAGACCGTGAAACCGGATAGACCCGAAGTACGTCGGGGAGCCGCATGAACCCAGTTGCCGGAAGATCACCCGTTGCACTTGCTTGCATGTCTCTGCCCTGCACCGGACCGAAATGGCCGGTTTCGGACAGATTGGGACACCGCAATTCTCTAGGTAATTGAGAAAAAGCAGGCTATTACTTCAAAGATAGAGAGGGGATGAAACCTGCCTTTTCCCTCTCTCTTTCTTCACCTGCGCATACTTAGCCAAGTCATTGGTCGTCATGTCTGACACGTCGAAGTACAGACCCGCTAGAACAAGAACGAGCGACCTCATTGGCCTCCCATGCCTGCGGTACAAATGTTCGGTCACCTCTCTTAGGAAGAAGAGCTTGTGCGCGCTGGAAGCATTGGGGTTGCCAACATCCTTAGGCAGCTCGGCTGTCTCTTCTGCAATCTGAGCGAAGCTTTCGAACGCGTCGGGCAACGCGCCGAGCATCCCCCGCCCTCGACCGTCAATCAGCTTCAGCCTTCGGCGTGCTCGCCAAAAATCATTCTGAGTCGCAGGATGGCTCAGCTCCGCAGCAATCAACCTAGCTGCGTCTGCAATGATCTTTGCCTTGCGCCTCCTCTCGGACTGCGTGATGGCGACTAGATCAAAACGACGAATCGCCAAGTCTGCCGCCTCAAAGATTCTGCACAGGTCCTCTAAAGCGAGACCCTGAGGGAAGTTTGTGGACAAAGCACTCGCCACAGCATCCTCCCTTCCCAATGCGAATAGCCGATTCAGGACACGGAGAGACCCAGCCCAGTTGAACGGGGGGAGGTGATCCCAAGTGCCGGCTCCGATGGGCGCTGGCGGTGGCAAGTACCTGTCCACCATGAGCTCGAAGCTGTACCACTCCGCTGCGCGTAAGCCCAACACCCAGCGCTGTGCGCCTTGCGTTTGCTTTTTCATTCGGGCCTCCAATACCCGGTTGCAGGGTCAATGCCCTGGAGCCACAGCGATCTCATTCTAGGGAGAACGGTGGCCGCGATTTTGAATCAGGAATCGCACCATTGATCGAGCCAAGCCTGCGGATGGCATATTCCTCCACAGTCATGCTGGACAAGTCCCTGAGCGCAGCTTCGATCTGCTGCATTTCGAACTTTGGCGACTTCTCTAGCGACACGATACCCGACCGAATGACGTCCATCAGCTTGGATCCGCGACCAAAGAACCCCTCAATGATCCCACGTTGACCGTCGGTCAAAGATCCACCGTGAGCCTCAATTGCTGATGCCACGGTGTCGGCCAGCTGCACACTTGCCGCCATGCCAATCCGGCTTGAAGCTTCCTCCAGAGCCTGTACAAAGGCTATCGCGCAGACCCTTCCAACCTCACGGCCCATGAGGTAACCCTGGACCTCCGGCATCCGCCAGTAGTCCCCCGTCTTGGCGTGGCTCTGGCGGTAGAAAGGCAAGCGCTGGATTGGGTTCGCACGTGTCCGATTGAACCGGATTGGTCGCTTGAAACGGCCTTTGTTACTGACCATGGTTGCCCTCCTGGCTATCCGTGAAACGCTTCATGACAGTGGCGACGTCCTTCTCCCACTGGCGAATCCAAGCCCGCGCCCTTCGCCTCGCCGTAGCAACGGAGATTGGCTTTCCTGCTTTAGCTGCCTCTCGCTGCTGGGACTTGGTGACGCGTTCGATGTTGCGCTGAGCAACGGCCTTCGCTTCAGCAGCAGCTTTCCTGGCCTCCGCCTGCTTCTCCCGCTTTAGGCGCGCCTGCGCTTTCTTCGCCCTCGCTTCCGATGCCCTGCGGTCGGCCTCAATGACTGACTTCGGCAGACCCAAAGGAAGCATTCCGTCCGTGTCCGAGACTGCGGTCGAGTACCAATGGACGCCGCCACGCTCATGATGCGTGGTGTCCTCGAAGAGCTCCGGCCAGCCCAGTTCGGTCGGCTCATCTTCCAGTGGGCGCCAGCCCAGCTCCTTGCCTCTCGTGAGCAACGAGACCGCAGATACCGCCTCAGTCACTACTTCACCATCCTCACCGTAGTAGCAGAGCCGGAACTTCTGATCGAGTCGGGCAGCAAGCCAGTCGATGCTGCAAAGGTGATGGCCGAGCAGTGTCCTAATCGGAATTCCACCAGCTATTAGCGCCTCAAGAGGATCCCGCACCTGGCCGCGGCCAGTGGGCATATCGAGGGCGCATCCCACCTGCTTGTCCGAAGCGCTCATTAGTCCACCCTCGATGCACGGCGGAGAGCTTGGGCCTGCTCCAGAAGGTGGTCGAGAACAGCAAGGTCATCGAACGTGGGCGTCAGCTGGTTCTCCATGCAAGTCCTGAAGAAGGACCGCACGAAGCTGACGTAGACGCTGGCGTCACCGAGTGCATGCAGCGTGTCGATGCCGGCGCAGATCTTGTAGGTGGGCGCGTTGTCCTGCACCGGAATCGCGCCATACGCAGCTTCAATGGTGACTTCAGAAGCAGACATGGATCACCCCCAGGCACGCAGTGATTGACGCAGGAGAAGTAGCGGCCGATGCCAGAGCGACGACAAACAGCGCCGTGCAGAGCTTGTAGGTATTTGCGTCGTCGTTGAGGGCGAGCCAGCGGTGGACTCGGACGAACGTGGTGGGGCGAATAGCCCGCGTAGTGACTGACGGCCGGATTTCGGCCGAGCGCGCCCGTTCAGGCGCAACAGGTACAATGTTGCAATCCATGATCGACTCTCCAATAGTCGGTTGTGGTAGGCCGAGCTAGGGGTTCCAGCCCCTTCCTCGGCCGCTTTGTTTATGCGGCCCTGCTTCTTGCTATGGCCCTCCTTAGAGGCCTATGTGGTGGTTAGGCGCGCTTGGCCTTGAAGGCCAGCACGTTCGGTTCTGCAACGCGCAGCTGGTCGAGATAGTCAGACCAGGCCTGCATCATCTTCCGGCGTTCCGGCAGGTGGGTTGCCCGGTTATAGGCCCGCCCGAGCGGATCCTTCACGGCATGCGCCAACTGATGCTCGATGTAGTCCGGGCGGTAGCCAAGAACCTCGTCCAGCACCGTTCTAGCCATTGCGCGGAAGCCGTGGCCGACCATCGTGTCTGAGTCGAAGCCAAGATTTCGGAGCGCTGCGTTCATCGTGTTCTCGCTCATCGGCTTGAGCGCACTGCGCACGCCAGGGAAGACGAACTCGCTCCGCTTCGTATACGGGTAAAGCTCCTGCAGGACTTCGACGGCCTGGTCGGACAACGGGACGATGTGCGGGGTTTTGGTCTTGCTGGTGACGTAGCGCCACTCCGCTGCATCCAGATTGATATCGGCCCACTTCGCTTGGCGCAGCTCGCCCGGACGAACGAACAGCATAGGGGCCAGCTTCAGGGCCGCCTGAGTGACCAGTGCTCCCTGATAGCCCCACAGCGCGCGCAAGAGATCGCCGATGACGGCGGGGTCGGTCACGCTCGCAAAGTGCTTCGTCTGCGGCTGCTCGAGCGCCCCTGTTAGATCCTGGGCCGGATTCCTATCAGCACGACCGGTGGCGATGGCATAGCGGAAGATTCGGCCGGCATGGGCCCGGGCGCGATGGGCAGTCTCGACTACGCCCCTCTGTTCCAGCTTCCTGAGTGCAGCTAGCAGAACCGGAGCAGTAATGTCCCCGATAGGCAGATCCGCCAGCCCGGCCAGATCCTTCTCGATCAGCCTGCGCTCCCGCACGACCGACCCGGGAGACAGCCCCTCCTTGGTGCGCTTTGCCAGCAGCTCAAGGCCGATGGCACTGAAGGTGTTGGCGGACCGCTCGCCGTGTGCGGCCTTCTCCACCCGAGCCACCTGAGCAGGATTTGCCCCGCCGCGCAGCAATGAGCGCAGACGGTCGCGCTCGACGCGAGCAGCCTGCAGCGACATTGAGGGGTACTCATCAAGCGTGACGATGCTGGCCTTGCCCAGGTAGCGATAGCGGTAACGCCAGACCTTGGCTCCCGATGGACGCACTTCGATGCACAAGCCGTTGGCATCAGCCACACGGAAGGGACTGGCCTTCGGCTTGAGCGAGCGCAACTTGGTGTCGGTCAGCATGTGAGTCGAGCGCCTGTGAGTCGTCTAGGGGCGTCTAGCCCGCTGACACACAGCCTGACTCACTTTTTTCGTGGATGCAAGTGGATGCCACTGGACACCGCTGGACGCAAAAACTACTCCAAATCCAGCACCACTAGGCTTCGTAAGACGTCCTTGGACTCCGATGGACGTCAATGTGGTGGGCCCACCAGGATTCGAACCTGGAACCAAAGGATTATGAGTCCTCTGCTCTAACCGTTGAGCTATAGGCCCTGCGCAGCGCCACAGTGTAGTGGAGCGCGCCCCCGCCCGGCTACTCAGGCATCACGGCCAGTGCCTTGGCCACCTGCTCCAGCCGCATCTCGGCAATCTCCGCGAAGTGCTGCATCTGCCGCAGATGCGCCTGAAACAGGGCTACCGTCCGCCGGGCCCCTTCAAGCCCTGGCTGATTGCCGCCACCAAAGCCCTCAACCAGTCCCGAGCCCGGGAGCGTCAGCAATGCATACGTCGTGCGCCGTGCAAACCCCAGCCGATCCTCGCGCTCATCCTGCAACACCTCATCCCAGTCCATCAACGGCGCGAAATCACAGTCGTCCGCCAGCTCTCTTCCATCAGAAGCGGCACCAGCTATCGCCTTCAGTCCCATCTCGCTCTCCTACGATTCGTCGAACCTCTTCCGCCTCCTGTTGAGAGAGGCGACCGGGCGCTTCAACACGGTCGTAGGGCCGCCCGCAGCTTTCCTCCTTGCGGAGTCTTGTATGGCTACGCGCCACCCGGCCAGAAACCTTGGTGCTCACCGGGATGGCGAGTGATACGGCTTGACCTTGGACTGCCTGCTATTGCATCAGACATTCCGCCTACAAAGGTGTGTTGAGCACCTGCGAAGGACTGTGCAGAAGCGAAGGTAGATGGCTCAATTGCTGATTGCGACACGCCTTGGAGTGCCCGGCACGTCCCGAAGATCCAACGCATTGAAGGGATTGGGAATTTGGCTGAGCCGGCGCGTTGTGCATGAGAATCCTGCGATCAGATTCCAACAATCCTCAAAGCCAAGTACGTCACAGGGCGCAGCGCCGAGGCACTAAGAGCGATTCAATCATTGGAAACGCGGGGAGATGCGTCATCCGAAATCACCCAAACCGCGCCGCCATCGCCCTTACCCGCTCGGCATTCGTCGCCGCCAGCGCGCGCAGTCCATCCGACCCCACCCGCGCATCCCCCGCAACGCGCCCCCAGAACTCGCTCGCCAGCGGTGCCGCCCAGCGCAGATGCTCCAGCTCGCCGCTCTCACGCGGCGCAACCGCCTCCAGCACCACATCCTGCCGCAACACACCCAACCGCGACGGTGCCAACGACATCGGCAGCATGTCGTAGGCCGGCGCCAGCGGCAGCGCGCCGCGATCAACGAGGCGGAAACCGATGTTGCCCTGGTGCATGTCGCTGTTGCCGATCAACCGGCCAAACGCATGCAGCCGCGCCATCGCCTGCACGGTATCGGCAGACAACGAGCCCAGCGCCTGCAGCTGCGCGCCCGCACGCGGCCACTCCGCCGTCGCCTCGCCCGTAAACGCGGCCGAAAGCGACAGCAGCGAAACAAAGCCCCGCCGCCCCAGCACATCGGCGCTGCGGTCGAAGCGCGTCACTTCCAGGAAAGTATGCGTGGGCGTCTGCAGCAGCTCGCTGCGGGCGCCCTCCACGCCGGCGTCGCGCAGGGTTTCCAGCGCGAGGTGCTCGCACACCAGCAGATCGGCCCAGCGCTGCGCAGCCTCGCCACCATCGGGCTGGGCGAACTTCACGATCACGGCGCGGCGCCCCCCTTCGCTTTCCACAGTGGCGGTGAACTTGGGCTGCTCGCCTCCAGGCGAAGAACCCACGTCTTCGCCAGCCAGCGCGGCACGCGCGCGTTGCGGGTACTGCTGCTGGCGGTCACGTGCAGCCACGCGGTCAGGCGGTGCATCCAGCGCAGCCAGGGCCGCTTGTACGGCCTCGCCGCCCAGCAGCAGATCGCCGGTCTCGGTGCCGCCGCCATGTACCAGCGCCACCAGCACGTCGTCGCGCTGCCAGCGCGTGAGATCCGAAGGCAGTCCAAGCCCGCGCGCGCGGCCATGCGCGAAGCTGCGGCCGAGGAAGCCCTGCGGGCGCAGGTCGTCGAGGTACCACGGCAGGCCCGGAAAGAAGGCGGCAATATCGCCCTCGGGCGCGCGCAGCAGGTTGGGACGCGCGCGGCTGGCGTCCACGTGGAAGGTGTCGCCACTGAGCGCGATCAGTCGGCCCAGCTCTTCCAGTGTGGCGTCTTCGCGCAGGCGGTAGAGCGGCCATTCGCTGCCCACGCGGGAGGGCTGGCGCAGGGCATAGGCCGTGGCGCGGGTCTGGCCCAGGCGCACGACCTGATCGCCACTGGCCGAGACCAGGCGGCTGAGGGTCATGCGGTTCACGCCCAGGTGCTCGGCCAGCGCCGCTGCGGGCTGTGGCTGGCCGGGGGGAAGCTGGGCGATCAGATCTTCGGGGTGCAGGAGCGCGCGGCGGGCCATGGCAGGGCCTACGGGACGAATAGTGTTACGTATTTATCGCAAAACAATGCGGCCTGCAAGCAAGAGGAAACTTCAAAGCTATTGTTTTACATGGATTTCTACAAATCCTGCAGGTGCAGACATCAGAAATAGTGTTACGTAAAAATTACGAATATCACATGAAATTCAACGGGCACGGCCCGGCGCGACCAAAGAAAAACCCCGCCGAAGCGGGGCTTTTCTCTCAACAGAAGCAGCTGCCGATCATGGGCTCGGCACTACCTGGATATCAGTCGATATCCAGGAAGCTGCGCAGCTGTTCCGAGCGGCTCGGGTGACGCAGCTTGCGCAGGGCCTTCGCTTCGATCTGGCGGATGCGCTCGCGGGTCACGTCGAACTGCTTGCC